GATTTTAAGACCGTTATGAGTGCCTTGCTTCATGCCTAGAGCTGTGCCTACCAAATAATCTAAATGAATGATTCTACCGGCATCAATCATCTTAACGCTGATTTCCCTCTGCATACCGGAGCTGGAGACGTGCCGCAATACTGTGTAGATAGTATCTGCTGGAATGTCTTTAAGAATTGCTCCGAGCTCGTTTATAGCTGTCTGTTGGTCTTGTTTCTGTGTCATATTAATTCTCCAAAGTTAAGATACTGCGTTTAGTGACTAAGACACCCTCTCGAGTGTTTCGGCTATTAAAGCCTCTTCAGTTAGTCTATACAGTCTGACCCCAAATCTCCGCCATGTCAATATCATTCACCAACATATCAAGGGTGACGGAATCGGCTGATTCTAATATCTCAGTTTCGAGCATTACTAGATTATTGATGAGGTTTTCTTTTGACATGGTTTTCCATTGAATCAACTCACTTCTGAGGATGGTTTGAATTTTTAATTGCTTGGTCATGGTTTCTGTTTCCTTTTGATGTGGTAATGAGTAATGGTTAATGTTGCGCTCTAGTCCCTTATACATTTACTGCCTTCCAAATATTGCCATCGGCATAGTTTTTAATCCAAATGTATTTGTCAGTTACTTTTACTACTGTGCCAGTAACAAACCCTTCTGCCTTTGCTGTGCGGCGTGAGCGCCCGTTATAAGCCACCATCGAGACTTCTGCGCCTTTGTTGTATGTGTTCATTTTGTTACCTTTCTTATCTACTGTTGTTGAGAATCATTCTTATTTACTACTTGCGTTGCGTGTTGCGATGACTAATAGTCTCATGTCTTATGGTTTTACTCTAATTGTATTTTTTAATCGTCTTTGACTGTCGATAGTGTTTACCTATTCATCTAAAATCGCCCGCCAGCCCTTTGTTTATATAGAAAATCGAGTTCTCAGCGAGTTAATACTAAGCCCTCATCTCAGGTAAAAACGGCTCTAAAGCCCTGTATTGCGGTTTAAACGGTATCTAATGGTAAACCCTAGGTAGTCGATTATGTAAGTAGCTACTAACTTCCCCGAGCTGTGAATTGTTGCATTGCGGCATAGTCTAATTGATAACGATTCTCATTATATAAATATATAGATTGTTATGTTAGTAATTGCTAACTTTCCCGAGCTGTGAAGTGTTAGTGACTGCTAACTTTGTAAGTACTGTATAGATGTCCAGTACTGTATAGATAGCCAGTATAGGTGCATCATCGACCTACACACAAGTCAGTGCAGACTAACATAATTGACTCTGTCCCTATTTAGCAAGTATGTAAGTACTAACTAACATCGACTCTGTCCCCTTTATAGACTATGTTGGTAAGCACTCACTAACATTGATACTGTTGTGCCAATACAACACTGTGGTATAGAAACAACGGTGTAAGTTGACATAGGGGGGGAGGGGGTGGCTGTGTTGTGTTAATGTTGCTGTAGGCGCTATAGCATACAAAAAGGTAAAATAGGACTATATTGCACTGCAATGTAAGTCTCTGAAATAAAAGAGTAAAATAACCAGTATTGTCTGTATTGGAAAATGCTCACTCCGTAGGAGGTCTGCGGAGACCTGTATTGCTGTCATAGCCCCGCATTAAGTGCGTAAGTCACCTTAATGTGAAGCTGAATCTGTGCAGTCGTAGACCCCTATAGTATCAAGGTCAATAAAATAATGCTTGACAAATCTCTGAAAATGTGCTATCATCGCCTTACAAGTTCAAAGCACACTATAACGGAATCAGGTCAGTCCCCTACGGGCGGAGTATTATAGCCCACGATGGAATAGGGGAATAATAGACGATAGTCATTCCCCTTAGCGATAGCGAGAAACAATCTACCGATAGCGCTCTATAGTATTAGTAGGACTCTTTAAATTTTTGTCTTCCCTAAAGGATAAAAGACTTCATGTCGGAAATTGAAAAACAAGTTGTAATTGAAGATGCGCTACCGCAAGGTGATGTCGTAAAGCATAAGCGCCAGAGTAAGGAGAAAAACTTACTCAGACCCAAGATTAAACGACGTGAAGTAGTAAATGGTAAACCCAAGTTAGGTCGTCCCACCAAGGCGGCTATCGCCAAGAAGAAGAATCCCGGCATACTGGGTAGACCACCCGGCGATGCAGCAAGGATTGCAGAGTTTAAAGCAAGGTTGCTTGCTACGGCTGGTGACAGTGTGATTACCAAGATTATTGAGACAGCACTTGCTGACGGTCATCCTGCACAGGGTGCGATGCTCAAGTTCTGTGGCGAGAGACTCTTACCACTGTCCAGCTTCGAGGCTAAAAGTGGTGGCGGAAGCCCTCAAATCAGTATCAACATAACGGGCATTAACAGCCCTAGTATAGAAGCAACTGAAGTAATTGAGAACGATGTTACTGATGTTGTAATACGAGATGTAGATGAGTGAACTGACATTCGCTCTGTTGCAATGGCAACAAAAGGTATTTAAAGACACTACTCGCTTTAAGGTTATTGCTGCTGGTCGTCGCTGTGGTAAGTCCAGACTCTCTGCGATAACCCTATTGATTGAAGGGCTTAATTGTCCTGAAGGTTCTAGCGTGATGTATGTTGCACCAACGCTGGGACAAGCAAGAACGATTATGTGGGACTTGTTAATGGATTTGGGTAGACCTGTAATCAAGTCTGCTCACATTAACAACTTAGAGATTACCTTGGTGAACGGCAGGAAAATCCTCATTCGAGGCGCTGATAACCAAGACTCTTTGCGTGGTGTGTCCTTGTCGTATTTAGTAATGGACGAAGTAGCGTTTATTAAAGCAGAGATTTGGGAACGAGTATTACGAGCTGCGCTGTCGGATAAAAAAGGTAGAGCGATGTTTATTTCTACCCCTTCTGGTCGTAACCACTTCTATGAGTGGTATCAGTTAGGACAGTCAGGCTCAGACGAAGATTGGAAGTCGTGGCACTTCACCACTGCGGACAATGAAACGATTGACCCTAAAGAGATTGAGGCGGCTAAGCGTACACTGAGTTCCTTTGCGTTTAACCAAGAGTATTTGTCTTCCTTTAACAACGCTGGTTCAGGACTCTTTAAAGAAGAATGGATTAAGTTCGGTGAAGAACCCAAAGACGGTTCATGGTACATCGCAGTGGACTGCGCTGGCTTTGATGAGGTTGGTAAGAGGCAAACCAATAAACGATTAGATAAAACCGCTATTGCGTGTGTAAAGGTAGATAACAACAATGTGTGGTTTGTGGACAAGATTGAGACAGGTCGCTGGTCAACTGAAGACACTGCGCTTAGAATACTTAAAAACATCCAAGAGTATCAGCCGCTGGCAGTAGGGATTGAGCGAGGTATCGCAAAGCAAGCAATTATGAGTCCACTGATGGACGCTATGCGAAGACTGAACTGTTACGCTCACATTGAAGAATTGACGCATGGCAACAAGAAAAAAGTAGACAGGGTAACTTGGGCTTTGCAGGGTAATTTAGAGCATGGTAGAATTGTCCTAAACGCTGAAGGTGATTTTGATTTGTTTGTCGATGAACTCCTAATGTTCCCCACACAGGGAGTACACGATGACACGGTGGATGCGTTAGCGTACATCGAGCAGTTAGTCCGCCCCAACTTTGATG